CGTGCGGATCGGAGGCTTGGCATCGCGCGCCGCACGTAGCGCCGCTACTTCGGCTTCTAGCAGGCTGGCGGTGCGAATCAGATCCGATACGCGGATCGGCTTGTTGCGCCGGATCGCGTATCGGACTGTGCTTTCGTTTCGACCGATATGCTCGGCGACACGTGCGGTGCTGCCCATCTGCACGATCAGCGTTTGCAATTCTGCCGCACTTAGCATCATGTCGCCGCCTCCGTCGTTCGCGGCGGAGCTTATTGCGGTTTTATGTCTGACGCATGTCTTTTTTAGTTAATATTGTTTCATAAACTCAATCATTGAAAAAGTTACTCCAAAAAAGATGACAGACTGCGGCCATTCCAACCCAAGCCATGACAACCACTGGGATCATTATCAGCACAGAAATTACCTCAATCATCTTCTTTCTCCATCAGTTGCCGCCGCAGCTCGTTGCGCTGGTGGCGGACGCGCTCCAGCTTGCGCCGGAGATTTTCCGAGTAGTTCCGAGAGCTGACGAGCTGCCGCTCGATGTACTCGATGTGCGCGGCGGCCAGCAGCGACGCCTTGCAGCCGTCTTTGGCCGCCAGCGCCCGCAGCGCCGCCTTATGGTCGATCATGGGGCGGTCTCCCGTTCTTGCGTGGCGCTGCGCCGTTGCGCCGTGCGATAATCCTGACGTGTCCGGGCGAGCGCAGCCCGAACAGCCGCGCGATGTCGGTCAGTTTGCGACCGGCGATGTAGTGCTGCGCGATCAGCTTGTTGCGCGTCGCAAGTGCCTTCACAGCCCCTCTCCTTCTTCGCAGTCGATCTCGACCTTCACGCGAGCGAGACAACCTTTTTCAACCGCAGTGCAATCGTCGCTAACAATCCAAACGTCGTCGAGCGGATACACGGCCAGCCACACCGTCCGCTTGATGCGGGGCTTCACTTCGACGAGGTCCGCAGGATGGTCGATATCATTGAGCGCGCACCCGTCCATGCTCCATGTCGCCAACAGCCACCCCAATTCTTTGCTAAAGATTGTGCCCTGAACTGGACAGCCCCCACCCCCATCCACCGCATAGATGCGAACTTCCCGGCCATCGCGTGTGCGATATTTCTTGTTGATGTCGATCATCTCATTTTCTCCCGAATGTTATGTTCGTCTCGGCGCGGATGTCTTGATTGCGCCACGTCCAGCACTCGCCGCTGTCCTGAAAAATCACCCAGCACAGGTCGTGTTCGGCCCCGTAGTCGATCAGCACATGCGCCAGCCCCTTGCCCTGCGGCGTCACGACGGGCAGGGGCGGATCAAGTCGCAGCATCATCGGACGCCTCCTTGGCCGGTCTGGTGCGCACCGGGTTCAAGCGCAGGGCGTCCACCGCAATGGCCTGCATGTCGTGCTGCGCGATCCTTTCCAGCGCCGCCCGCAGTCGCTCGATCTCGTCGGCGGCTTCTTTCAATAGATCCCATGTGCTTTCGTCCGCAGACCAAGCGCGGAGACGTGCCGTAATATTGTTGTCAGTCATCTTTCTTCTCCCCCTCAAGCGCGGCGCGGATCTTTTTCTCTACCACTCGCATGTTCATGTTTGCGCCGCTTAAGGCCGCGTCAGCCAGTGCTAGCGCCTCGCGCAGCCGCTCGATCTCGTCGCGCAGTTTTGCGTTTTCGCAGTTACGACATTCTGCGTTGGGAAATTTCATGCGCCAACCGCACGTGTCGCACGGTTCCGCTGAGCCTTGCTCGATCAGCAACAATCGCTCGATTTCGTCCTTCAGGCTGTCCTTCCCATTCTTGAACCCGTACATGTAGACAAGCGTCAGGTCGTCCAAATCCTCGATCATATCTCACCCCTTGCTTTCTTTGCCTGATAGTGTTCCCGCGCTCGCGTGCGCTTGCGCAGGCCGTCCTCGAACGGTCGTCCGTCCAGCCACGCGTCGAACGACTGCACGCCATGCCAGACGGTCGTCGGGTCGCGCCCGCCGGACCATGCGCCCAGTTGCGGGTAGGACACCAGCAGGCTGTCGCGCGCTCGCCACCACGCGAGGTGCCTGGCGGTGCTGGCGGCGTGTACGCGTGACCGGCCGTCGAACGTCGCCGTGTCAATCTCGCATTCGGCGCACGCCTCGCGCTTGAGCCGCTCGAACGCCGCGCGTGTCGCGTGCGGTCTCACGCTGCGGCCGCGCCGTTGACGAGCGTCACGGTCACGTCCCCGGCCCCATAACGCGGCGCGGCCATCGCCGCCTCTAGTTCCGCCAGCGCCTCGGTTGCGGCCCGCTCGGCATGGCGTGCGCCACAGGCCCGGACGTACAGGGTCGCGTAACCGGCGATGTCATGCGCGTGGTCGTCATAATCGACATCGCCCGCCATGATGCGCGCGGTCTTTGACAGCCACGCCTCGCAGGACTCGCGTTGCGCGTCGTTCATGCGCCGGTAACCTGTCGAGTTGCGCAGGATCTCTTTCATGAGCTGCGCGTAGGCCGCAACGTCCGCGAAGTCGCCGTGCGTCGCCTCGCGGTCTTGCAGGGTCTGTTCAATCGTCTGCGGCGCGTCCTGCGCCTGCGGGTGTGCTTTACGCTTGCTCATCTATCGTCCCCCATCGTCTGATGTAATACATTACGGTCGAGTGATCCCGGCCACAGGCTTTCCCAATCGCCGAGTAGGTCCAACCCAACGCCAGCAGGCGGCGGTAGACTTCCAAGCGCGGCCGCAGGTGTGCGGCGGCCGGAGACCGGCCGACTAGCACCAGCCAGGTCGTCTTGTGCGCGGCTGTGATGTCCGCACACAGCTCGGCGAGCTGCTCTTGCGTCAGCCTGTAGCGGGCCATGCGTTCGGCCGTCGCGGTTTGCCGCGCGGCCTTGCCTGCTAGCTTGGCCGCGCGTTCCTTGACGTGCGGCAGGGCGGCGTGTTCGGCCCGCGTGAGCCGTATCCACGCGGTGTCGGTCTTATACATGACCGGCGGGTCTTCCGGCGGTGCCGGTGCTGCTGGTGGCGCAGGTGGCGCAGGTGGCGCAGGTGGCGCAGGTGGCGTTGCTGCGCCGGGGCGTAGCCCCGTCGCAATGCGTGCCTTGACGGCCGCGTAGTGCGCGAACCAGTCGCGGTCGGCGTCGGTCATGCGCGCCGCTCCGCCAGCATAGCCCGCGCGACCCGCTGCACCGTCCGGCCGTAGATGATCCGGCCGTCAGTCGTCACGCCGCGCCAGCGCCGCGCGAGCGTCGGCAGGTAGCGCACGCGGGCGACGTGACCGGCCAGGCTGCCATCAGATGCGCGGATCTCGATAATCGGTGTCTGAGTCATTGGTGAGGTGCTCCCATAGTGCTGCGGCGCCCACAAGGGCGAAGGGAATGATGATGAAAAGAACGAAGGCTATGGCGAGGTGCATCATACTTCCAGATCCCCTTGCGCTTCGTTCATCGCCCTGGCGAGTTCGCCCCAATTGACATCGGCCAAGAAGGCGAGCGCGTAATCGCGCGCCAGACCGGGCGTCGATGTCTGCTCGATCACCTCGCCCACATATTCTTTCAACCAGTCGGCCAGCTCAAAAATATCAAAGCGGTCAAGGTTCCATTCCGCGAGATCCATGCCGTCGAAGATCTCAAGGTTCACACGCCACGTCGCGTAGTTCGTCCATCCGTTGTAGTTTGTTGTGTTGGTCATGTTCGTGCTCCCGTGTTGCGGCGCGCTCTTGCGCCGGTTTCATAAAGTTATCCAATGCTATGCAGGGCGGTCAATCTTTTTATTGCAAGCCGGGCGATTTATTTTTGCCCGGCTTGCATCACGTTTGCGTGACCGCGTCAGGCCGCTGCTGACGCGGGTGGCGCCGCGTCCGGCCATGCGGCCATCGGCGCGCTCGCCCATGTGTAGTATACGGTATCGGTGCGGTCACGTATCGGCATCAGCACGCCAATGGCTTGGAAGCCCGTACCGTACGCGAAGTCGACGACCGCCGGGCTGTCGCCATTGTACCTGACGACAGGGCTTGTCGTGCGGTCGCCGCCAAGCTCTTTGCGGGCCTTGGCGAAGTCAGCCAGGTAAATCGGATCGTATTGCGCGGGTTTGCCATCAAGATCTTTCGGCATGACTTGGCGATAGTTTGGGAACGTTCCATCGATGCGTGACCCGCCGAACATCTCGCCAGCATGTTCAAACGTGAGCTTGCCATCGTCGCCGATCGTGAGCGTTGTCGTGTCGAGCGTCTTCATGCGCGGGTTGATCTTGAGCTTGGCCACGAGGTCGCGCGGCACGATGACGGACGCATGGGCGGCCGTGGCGGCGTGCTCGCCGTAGGGCTGGCGTAGCACGATCATGCGGTGGCCGTCCGTCGCGGCCATGGTCACGCCATCGGGCGTGAATTCCAGATTGACCCCGTTCAGGTAGTAACGCGTTTCC